TAAATTATTGGTTTCAATTGTCATCGCTTACCTCAATGAATCGCATGGTGACGTTAAAATAAGTATCAAGTGATGTTGCTGGGGTGCCTTTAACTGTAGAGCTTTCCAGTGCACCGTCTTTATGATTCCAAATCACATTGAACACACGATGGTCATGTGGCCATTCATACTGAAGCGTGAATTGCTCCTGCAGGTTCTGCCATAAACGAAGCGTGTTCAGATCGCGCAGTTTGATCCAACCTTTAGTTTTATTGGCAGGCTGTAATGTGATTGGTCGACCTGCTTGCTTGCGTCCCTCTTGAATAATCAGGGCACCACTGATGGCATATTCTTGGTTCTGTTCAATTGCAGACCAGTTTTCATCAGACCAAAAAAAACCATCCTCAAGTTGGATGGTTTCCGATGTTGTTTTACGAATTACCTTCATTACATACTCCGTTTAAGCATTTCAAATTCACGAAGCATCTCTTCAACACTATCTACGGCTTCAGGCGTACCTTGTAGTTCAGCTGACTTACCTCCAGATTGAATCTCTAGAATTTTCTTTTCAGTTGGCTGCATTGTTTCAATCCCCTCTATATCAAATGAGCTTGCAATGAATCACTCCCATTTGACAGTAATGAAGCATTACCACCACCTGAACTACGTGTTTGCGACTTCGCATTCATTGCATCAGTACGTGCTTTCATCTTGGCTTTGAAGTCATCCCAATAGTCATTGGTGGCTTGTTGCTCAGCACTGATCTCAGGCTGCTCTTGTGTAGTAGATTGGCTGACTTGGCTCACAGTACGCTGAGTCTCGATTGCTGCTTGCTGGATCTCGCCAAGTTTAGTGATGGTAGCTTTGCCAGTAGAGTCAACCTGAACATCAAGATCAAGCATATAGGCTTGTGTTGTAATCGTGCTATCCGCAATTCCTTTATTGGCCGCAATGGCTTTTTCGGCATATTGCTTGAAAGCTTCTTGCTGCTGGTGAAGTGTGGCTTGACCACTATTCTTCATTTCAGTAAAGGCTTGTTTGTACTGCTCAGCAACACCTTTCAGTTGCTCAGGGGTTTTCATACCAAAAAGTGAAAAGGCTTCAGCAGTGGAGTTGATTCCAGATCGAGCCTCATCAGCTTTATTTTTGACATCAATTAGCTGCTGCCCTGCTTGTTGCAACAATCCATCAGCCACTTTACTTCCAAGCACTCCACGCAAGCCTTCAATCTTAAGTTTTAGAGCATCTAATTCTTGCTGATTGGTGGCTGTATTGATTGCATTTGAAATACTCGCATCTAAAGCGCGACCAACATCTACCCCTTTACTCTTCAGCTCATCCATATTATTAGCAACAATGCTCACATCACTGGATGCTTTCTCAAATGCCTTGGTGGATTTACCCTGCAGTTCCTCATAGCTCAATCCAGTACGACGAATAGCCTCATCTAGAATAGCGCCTTGAACCATTGCTGCGCCCTGCACGGAATTGGCATACTGAACATGCAAAGCGCTAGCTTCAGCTTGAAGTTTTTCAATACCAGCCCGCTGTTTTTCGACTTGAGCATCCCAGTCTTTTTGGTTCATGTCTGAATTGGCTTTTTTCCAGTTATCCAATTCAAGCTGCTTAGCCTTAATCTTGGCATTGGTTGCTTCAAGTTGCTTTTCAATATTGACTGGGATAGCTGCCAAACGACCTTGAAACTTAACTAGGTCCTCGTCAGAAAGAATGCCTGTTAGTGCTTTTCTAATCTCTTCAGCGGTAGCCTTGCCTTGAGTCTGGAGTGCTAGTAAAGCAGTGAGTCCATCATTGATACCTGTAGTGGTGCTGAAATTGAAAGATTTTGCAATTTGCCCCAAAACATCTGAAACCTTAGCACCTTCCTTGACAAGTTTTTCGAATTCTACAACTGTTGCTTTAGATACCTCATTAAGACCAAGGGAGGCATTTTTAAGCATTTCAGTGCGTTCAGCATTTTTTGCTTTTGCGGCCGCAACTTGCTCCTGCTTTTTACGTGAGGCTTCTTCTGCTGCAATAAATTCCTTTTCTTGATCTGCTAAAGACTTAGTACCAGTGCTTCTTGATACAGCCCAGTCAATAAAGTCAGAACCTTGTTTTAGAAGCCATTCATCTGTTTTCTTAAGCCCATCAACAATTAAATCACTTGCTAAAATAACACCAGCAGCTGCTGCTCCGTACGCACCAAAGCGAGAAAGAACCCCTGCAATACTCCCCTTTAAGCTATTTGCAGCAGTCGATACTCTTCCAATAACCCCCGATGCCGCCACATTCGCAGTATTGCTTGCATTTGTGGCGGCTGTGAGTTGGTTTTTCGCAACAATTGCTACCTGAGTTGCTCTGGTATTCACCAACTGTGCTTGGGTGTTTGTAACAATGGATGCTGTTTCAGTGGCAATTGCAGCTTGTGCAATTTTCACGGCATTTGCTTTTTCTAGAAAGCTTGCTGCAATGCCAAGCGCTTTATAGGCTACGTAAGCCTGAGCCACCGTTGTAAGAGTTGAAACTAAAACATCGAGGTTTTCAGCTACAAATTTGATTGCTTCCGCAACTTTTGTACTGACCCCAGTGGCTGCATCTGCCTCCCCGATATATAAAGTCCAAGCTGTTTTTAGATTTTCAATCGACTGCCCAATAGTGATGGGCATTTTTGAAAATTCTTCATTAAGTGTTTTTGATTGACTTTCTAACGCCTTAACAATAACACTTGATGTGAGCTGACCCGTGTTAGCCATTTCACGCAGCTTACCAATATTTACACCCAAACCATCTGCAAGAGCTCTGGCCAAACGTGGTGCTTGCTCCATAACACTGTTGAATTCTTCGCCACGAAGAACGCCTGACTGTAAAGCTTGGTTAAATTGATAGATTGCCGCTTCGTTTGAAGCTGCTAAACCACCACCTACAATTAATGACTTGTTAACTAAATCGGTTAAGTTTAATGCCCGTTCTTGCGAATATCCAAGCTGATCAGTTGCAGTTTTTACTCGGGTAAATAATTCCGCTGTAGCCGTAAGATTGGATCTTGTTTCAATCGCAATCTTTTTAACACCCTCAAAAGCTTGAGTAAAATTCCCGCTTTTAGATGTAACAAGCCCAATTCTTGCCTCCAAAACCTTAAACTCATCCGCAGTTCGAGCAATTTCAGTTGCAGATGCGCCAATACCTAATGCAGCCATCGCACTTGTTAGTGCTGTGTATCCGGTTTTTAAACCCTGAATTTCACCACTTGCTTGCTTGGCAAAAGCCTCATTTTTCTGAAGTTCTGCATTCGTTTTACCAAGCTCTGTATCTAGTTTGGCTACTTCTGGAGTAATTAGGCTTGCCTGTTGAACCTCCTTCTCTAAAGCATCAATTTGTTGCTGTGCTTTAACAATACTCTCTGGCGCGGCATTGGTTTTTGAAAATTCTTCAAGTTTAGTTTTTGCTGTAGCTAAGTTTGCTTTAAGAAGATTTAGCGATCGCACAGAGTCGACACCAAACTTCTCAAAACTATCTGAAGTACCCACAACACTTGTACCAGTGCTCTTAATAATTTCGGTTGTTTCATTAAGTGATTTAATTAAAGCTGCTGCGCGTTCACTGGCATTTTTAGGAATGATGTTTCCAATTTCTGAACCAGTGTTTTTGGCGGTATTTGCCACATCCTGTAGCTCACTACCAAGTTCGCCCAACTCACCTTTTACTTGTTCGGCTTTTTTTGGTAAGTCTGTTGGTATTATTTTACCAATCTCTTTTGCGGTTTCAGCGCTTGTTTGCTTTAATCGTTCAGCTTCACTTTCAATGGTTTCAAATAGCTTTTTACTAACATCTTTGGATTGTTTGGCTGCGGCAACAAGACCTTTGCTATCGCCATCCATGATTAATTTGAAAGTTAAATTTTTACCAGACATGGCGACCTCAAATTTCAGGCATTAAAAAACCCACCAATTGGTGGGCTTGAAGTGCTTATTTAAATCATTTTTGGATTATTCGATTCACAACATAAAATCGCTTCTTCGAGACAAGCTCTGCTGAATCTTGATCGTGTTTTTGAATTTCAGCCAACCCCTGAACACCAACCTGCTTAAATAGCTTCGGGTATAACTCAGGCGTATAGATCTCGATAGCATTCACATCAATTTTAGGATTATTCATTAATTTTACCTTGATAAAAAAGCACCCTAGGGTGCTTTATTTCTAACTACACTTGGACGCCCAGAGACCATCCACAACTTGAGCTGTAAAAATTGAATCCTTAGCATCAGATTCAATAATTACTGATTTATCCTCAGGAAAGTAAATATAGCGTGTAAAGCCCGTGTAACCACCCATTCTATTTTTAGCATTTACCTCGCCACAATTACCTTTCTGATTTCTAAATTTCGCAGAATCGGAATCCAATAAGCTTTCCTTGACTTTCTGTGCAGCGACTTCAATTTGTGCTTTTTGCTTATCTTGCTCAGCTTGTTGTGTGGTCTGATTCTCTTTTATTCGAGCCAATTCATTTTGAGCCTTTAACTCGGCCGCATCCTTTTGAGCCTGAATAACCTCAATCTCTTCTTGCTCTAGTTTCTGCTGATGAGCAATCTCAGCCTGCTTTAAACGCTCGGCATCAGCCTTATTGCTTTGAGACATAAAATAAAAAAGCGCTACAGCAACTATGATGACTGCAATTAATCCGTACTTCATTTCTTACCCTCAACGCCCACTACGAATCGTAGTAACTTTGCCATCTTCAATCACAACAGTGAAAGTTTTGCTGCCATCAACATAGCTAAGTTCACGGACTGAAACGTCTTTACCACCGACGTTTTTAATGTAGTCATAATGCGAAGTTGGTTGACCAGCAGCTGCAACTACTTCGCCATAGCTCTGACCTTTACGAACTTGCTTCCCGTTAATACTTGCCCCTGCCAAATTTGCATTTGCTAATGTAAAAACAGACATCAAAGCAGCTGTAATTAATAATTTTTTCATAAATTTACCCCTCGTTATAATTGGGTAAATCATAACGTGATCAATTTCACATCACAATGTGAAAATTACTGTTCTTTCTCAAGACTCTTAATGAAATCACTGAACTTCTTGTTTTCTTTTACTCGTGCTGTCCGACTAGCGATCGCTAAGTTACGCATCTTTATACGCTCGGCTTTTTGAGCTGCTTTTAGGTAGTGTCGGAATGAACCGTAGTTCATTTGCATGATGCTTTCATGTGTATGGCCATTCGATGCAAGAAGCTGAAATACATCAAACCAGCTGCTCTTTTTACGTGGATCTACATCGTCCCGGTGTTTTGTTTTTGGCTCGGTAAAGAATGCGTCATTTACTTTAATGACAGCATCCAATAACAAGACATTGAGTAAGCCCTCTTTCTTGAATAAATCAATGACTTGTTCAGTGCTGTATTTCAAACAATAGGCAATCAATTGCGTCGATTCAAATGGATGAGCATCAAAGATCTTTTGTGTGGTTCCATCTGGATGATTATTCAAAAATTCTTTAATGACCTGCGCCGCGCCTGACCACTCATCAAAGTTGTGCATCTGTAATTGGTGCACCGATAACTCACCTGCTTTGACAGGTCGATTTGAGGCCGTAAAAAAATCATTCATGATGAAATCTCAAAAAGTACAGGCACAAAAAAAGATGCCTATTGCATCCTATTTAAGTGCCTGTAGTGAGCTTATGTTGCTTTTGGAATTTGGGTGTAATAGCCGTATAAGCCAAGTGCACCATCTTTATCTTTGGTCAGATCACCCAAGGCATCACCGCTGATTTCGTATGAGCCAAATTCTTCATGAATCAGGCCAAAGCTTGCATCAGGCGTCTTCACTGTTCGATGCAGAGCTAAGAACACTTTGTCTTTGCTGATCTTATCAATGCCCTCAAAGAACAATGCATATTCAGCTCCGAAGTCAGATGCGATCGTAGTATGTGTCACGGCGCCAGTGGTATAGCCAATCACAACTTTCGGCAAATCATCAAGAAACTCGATAGTGCCATAAACCGCATCTAGCTTATATTTCGTTGATTCGATGGCAACTGGTGTTGATGCACCGTCAGTCACTGTTGGTACAGTCAAATTAAAACCATCAAGCTTAATCTTCTGTCCTTTGGTGACTGCACCTAAATCGTGGTCAGTTACAGTTTTCGTTGCTACTGTTACATTTTTACCCGACAAGATATATGCCAGGTTATCAGCATCAACCTGATCAAGTGTGCCGCTGAATGAAACTGCAGTAGTGTTGTATAGCACTAAATCGGTCGTATCATCACCTGACATTGACTCGGTATGCTCGATCTTGTCAGCCGTGATTTCCAGCGTAAAGTCTGGAATGTTGCCCAGCTCTCGCATTGCCCCCACAACACCCTCAACAATTGGGGCAAGGGAGAATTTACCGCGTAATGAAATGTACTTCTTAGCCATTCGCAGGCACCTCTTTTGTTTTTGGTTTAGCTTCTACTTTCACATCAGGCTTAATTGCTTCAATCGCACCATCATCTAAAAGCTGTTTAATTTTTTCTTGTGGAAGATCACCCACAATTTGACCTTTCACCCACGGGCCAATCGGCTTTAGGGCTTTGTATTGCGTTTTCATAAGGATCCTTAATCGGGTTCGGTTTGAATGAATAGCTCGGACTCTAGAACCACCGTTGAGTAAACACAGCTTTTTGAAATGTCTTCCTCTGTATTCACGTAAATCAATGGTTCAGCACTAGATTCAGGTTCCCAGCCACTCAATTTTTTGATGATCTTAATGGTTAGATCACCAGCCATATCGAATGCTTTAGAACCATCTGTCACTTGTGATGCGGCATGCTTACAACACGCTGTTACTTCCCATACCACTTTCAGTTTAAGTGCATCACCTTTACTCACCACTCCTGCACTTTTGGTACGGCGGAAATTGACTTGGATGTTGGGGGTGATTTGGGATAGCTCAGTCGTCACACCTAAGTTTTTAGGGGTATAGATTTTCTTTACACCCCATTCATCCTTGAACTGCTCGAGGCGCGCTACTATTTCATCTCGCACGGCATATAGATTTTCATCACTCATCTAGCACAACATCCTCAACAATGTTTAATAAATCCTGTTCGTCATCTACAGTTAAACCCAACCAAGCACGTGCAGGCATTTTTACGGTATAAGCACCAACAGTCACGTCTTGTGCAAAGTTAGATCGTGTTTGGCGAACAAAACGATTACCGACAACACCGGTCTTTTGGTTCTGTCGAAAGTAAACCGTGCTTTGACGAGCTTCATGTTTGATCTCACCACCAAAATGATGGATCGCACCATACTCAACGTCTGTACCAACCTCAAACCCATTACTGATAGTGTTGTAGGTAATTGAGTTCATTAGACGCGATGTATCACGAAGTGTTGTGCCACCTTGGCGCATCACCCTTACGGATAATGGCCACTTGCCATATAAGCCCTCTCCACGAGACCAGCGTTCGCGGATATTCTCCACCAAAGCTGCACCCATGCGCTCATAAAGTCTGGACTGCCGCTCTTCAACGTCAGCATACAAACTTAGAGCTTTTGAAATTGCTGAGTCACCATCGGCACGGATTTCAATTAATGCGCCTGGCATACGTCACCTCACTTAATGCTCGGCATTTTTCCAAGGACATCGTCACCAAAGACACCACCTGTATAAGTCGTGCCTATTGGCGCTGTAGATGGTTTGTTTTTAGGTTGGTCATCCACAATCTGGTTGGTTTCCACATTCTGAATCTGCAAATGTGCTTTATTGGTTGCAATCAGCTTCAAGAAACTGACGGCCTCCTCATAAAGCTTGGTGATATGCTCAAGTGGCTCTTCGGTGTAAAGGCGATAACGTGCGATATCACACGCTATACGTTTTAAGTTTGAGGGTACGCTTGCAAGTGGCAAAGGATAACGGCTACCGATGTAGCCGTTAATTTCTTCCTCTGCATCCTGCAATGCAACTTGCACAACATCAACAGGATCTGCGCCACCTTCACGCCCCAACTTAAGATCATCAATAACCTGTGCACCAAACCGTGTTTTTAAATCAACTTCAGTCGCGTACATAGGTCACCTTACTTATCGGCCGCAGCTTTCTTGGTTTCGGTAGTCGCTTTCTTTAGAGCGGCTTCGGATGTGGCTAGTGATTTTTCCAAACCCTCAACTTTCTTTTGAAGCTCTGCCACTTCTGCATCAGCTTTATCCTTACCCTCAATAAGGATTACCTCATTTGCTTTCAGCTCTGCCACTTCTGCAGTAAGGCTTGCAAGCTGGGCAGCAGTGCCATCAGCCTTAGGTTGTTCTGGAGCCTTTTCTTCTTCAATAGCTCCAGATGCTAAAAGGGCCTGAATACGATCTGCGTCCAAGCCCTTAATTTCGTCACCCGGCATAAACTGCCCGATGGATTGCTTTGCAATGTACTTTGGCATTTATGCCCCCTTATAGAGTAATGAAACCTGTACCACCACAGATACCATTTTTATTGCTCGGTACCACAAGCGGTGAAGATTCAGTTAAAAGCATAATTCCACTTGGATCTTCTTCATACCATTGACGATCGAAGTACTCCAACGCTAAACCATTTGCATGAATGTTTTCAATTTTACACTGGGTCACATAACCGTTCGTGTCGGCAATCAATGCAAAATAATCATGCGGAATGAAGCGCTTAGTCTGGCCTTTATTCTTGTAGGTTGCATCATAAGTCCAGATCTCAATATCCCCCAAGTAACCTTTAAACTTGGCTGAACGTGATGCACTGAGCTCTGGGCGATACGGAACGCTAATACCGGCATAAGGTGCTACAAATTTTGCTTTAAAATCTGCATTTTTTTCTAAGACTGACCACACTTTAGCAGCCGTTAGAATCATCTTAGCTTCGCCACCATTTTCGTCCAGCATACGCTGAGCCATAAGATCAATATCTTCGACAGGTTTTGCACCCGCTTGATCCCATGCAATTGCTGGAGTGAATGCCAGTGATGCACTACGCCCGTAAGAAACAACGTTCTTCGTGTAATCATCTGACTCAAGCACGATCTGACCTGTAATAACCAATTCAGTGGCCATAAGAATCTTACGATTATCAATAGAATCATGATTGCGCTTCATGGTTTCAACTTGAGCAATCATATATTGCTCAGCAGTACTTAACTGATTGTTGCCTGTTGAAATGATACCCGCATCGCGCATACGAGCTAATAATGCGGTATCCCATGCAGTTGCAGGTGTTACCTGATTTTTTGGCTTTAAGTATGCTGGGTTGACATGACTCACTTGAATTGCAGTTGTGCGATCAAATGGTTTACCTGGTACTTGCGGTGCCACCAAAGGCGCAATATCGGATTCAGTCTCAAGCTCAGCGATAGGTACTGTGCTTGTCGTGAACGACTTGCGACGAGGGAAAAGCTTGTCCAAAAGCCATGTATCCATAGGCGCATAATTCGAGTGAATTAAAGCCAATTCATCAACGCCCAATAATTCAAGTGGAGCATCATTAATTACAAAACTTTGTGGCATGGTTTACACCTTCGATAATTCAATGTTGTTTGTTGATGCTTTAGCGCGAGCAGCATCATATTTGTTTGCAGCTAAAAGAGTGCCTGAGATTGAAACAGCCTCAACGCTAAACACCCCACCAATGAAGTACGGGATTTCAGTTCCCTTCGCAGCTGCTGCAGTGGCTTGTTCCGCTGTTAATGTTGCACCGCAAATAACGTCCCAAGTTGATTCGTCTGTGGCATGAGTGAGAACATTTGCCGCAGATACCACCAGCAAATCGCCCTCTTTGTATGCAGTTGCTGTAGTCACCTTCCCGTTTGCACGACGTGTTTTACCCACATCCAAATTAAATGGGCGTGATTGATGTGATGTTGTAATAGTGGTCATGTATTAAACCCCTTTCTTCTGTGCTGCAAATGCCTTAGCCCCTGCAGCGAATTGATGTTCTTGGCCCTGCTGACCGCCCTGTCCACCCTGACCACCTGTAGCTTGGTGACT